GGGAGGCTGCTACGGATATGAAAGACCTTGTGGTGGTGTACTACGCGGCCATCGCGGTGGCCACGTTTACTTTTCTTGCCATTGGCTTGCCCGAGCCCAAGGGGCCTACACCGATGGAGTGCACGTCGAAAGACATGACCGTGTGGCAGACCACACGCGACCGTGTCATCTGCCAGCAGTTACGCGAGCATCGTTACCGCATGTGACTTAGCCTCGTCTACTCGACGTAGCCACCCCTTGCCGAAGGTGGCGAACGTCGGGAGCGCCTTGTAGAACAGTTCTTTTTCTACGCTGAACTTGGCGATCAAATCCGTCGGGTCTGCGTCCTTCAACGCCTGCATTGTCTTCGGGCCGATGACGCCGTCAGGATTTGTTCCGATCGCCTTCTGCATGGTGCGGATCGCCCGTCCCGGCCCCGCGTTGATCGCAAAGTCGAACATCAGGTAGTCCAGCCCCGACGGCAGCTCGTCGCCCTTGACTGCATCCCAGTACTTTCTCCTGTACATCGGCGCCACCGTTTCTGGCGTCAACGCCCGCATCTCGCTTTCGCCAACAGGATGACCGACCCATTCTTCCCATACCTTTTTGGTGACGCCCAGGTTAGTCATGCCGCCTGGGTCTTTTGGATGGTTAACGAACCCGCCTTCGTGCAACAAAACGGCCTGCAAAGCTTCGCGGAAATTGTCGATCATTTCTTTGCTCGCATATCAATAATTTTCTCAAGCGTCCTGCCGCCGAAGTAGAAGGACATCACAAGCATACCCCACTGTCCTAGCAACTCTACGAACGAGTCCGCGATATCCAACGCCGCGGCGTCGAGGATGGCCAGCGCCATGTACGCCACCAGAATGTACACCAGCGTTAGCGGGCGGATGTTCTTCGACAGCCAGCTATCGCTGCCCATGTCGGCCTTTAGGCGCTCGGTCAGATTGTTTTGCTCAGTCTTGTACAAGTCGGTTTCGTTGGCCATCTTGGCCAGCTCGCCGTCCTGCGCCATCTTGGCGAGCTCTAGCTGCGCCTTGGCCTTCTGTTCCGGGTCAGGGATCAGTTTGTCGATCAGCTTGCCGCCGATATTTAATAGAGCATCTAGCATGTCAACCTCCTTGTTGAAACATCCACCACATACCCCAGCAGAAGCCCGCCACGATAACGGCAAGAATAACCGCCGTGACTAACATCTCTATATGGGCCATGATTTCTTGTTTAGCGCGCCGTTGCTTCATCTCGGCGACTTTGGCCTGCAGGCGCTTCTCTGTCTCTGCCTTGCGCAACGCCTCGGCTTTGGCTTCCCGTTCGCCTCTGAGCTTACCCATACGCGCCCAGAACTCGTCCCACATGCCTGCTTCTTGGAAGTGGTAGATGAAAATATGTTTGATGTCGTCGTAGTACTGTTTGATCTGGCGATCAATGATCATCATCTCGATGACGTACTCGGCGTCTGAAATGTATTCCGGCACCGTGTGGCCTTTAGCGACCGCGGCCTCTTGAGCTGCGCGGGCTTCCTCTAGCTGTGTGCGCTGGGTTTCGTATTTGCCTGCGGCAGAGAAGAACTTAGTGACGCCCGACATGGAGTCGGCCAGCGTCTTGCCGGACTCCACCGCGCCGTTGATTTCGTCAAAGGCTTCGCGAGCCAGTGCGGCGGCCTCTTTGACGCCAATAACAACCGCCTTGACGCCCGCAACCGCCAAACCGATTGTCACCGGATCGATCATTTGTCTTGCTTATGCTCCAGCCTGTCAAAAATCTTACCTAGCATCTCGCGGATATCGCGGATGTCGTCCTTGTAGTCCTCGCGGGTAACGTAGGTGTGCGGCATGGCACGCACGTCGGTGTCCAGACGGTCGATCGAGCGGTGGATGTTGTTCAGCACCCACCCACCGAAGAAACCCGCGATCGCTACTGCGATATTGAATAGCACTTGTGAATCCATCTTACGCCCATGTACCAACGCTAGTGTTTGCCCCAGATGCACCGATTGGGTAGATCAGGAAATAGCTACCTACTGCTGTGGTGTACGCGCCGCCTGGCGCCGCTGAACAAGTATATTGCGGGATGAATGTGCCACCGACGTTGACAGAGACTGTACCTGTTATGCGAAGTGTTCGCGCCAAAGTTGCAGACGTAGATGCGAGTGACGAAGCCGTATTAGACGCTGTCTGTATATAGAACCCGCCTAGGTTACCTGCTGTTCCGGCATACGCAAATGTTGACTCAGTATCAGAAAAACCCCAATAGCCTATGTTATTAATGGTCGCTGTTCCACCAAACCCTAACCCTACGGTATGTGATGTTGTGCCAGCAGTTTTGCTTAAGCCATAAAATGCCTCAAACGCATACACCGTACTGGCCGACAGCGTTACACCTACCCCAAGTACGCTCTGTGCTGTGTTGACGTTAGTGCCTAATAAGCTGGAATTTAGACGGAAGAACTGCGCGCCGGGAACGACACCGCGCTCTGTGCTTTGCGGCGTGGCGTAAAACACCTTGCCGTCATAGTTAAATTCGCCGGGTGCTGCTGTACCTAACGTATCAACGTTAAGAACAAAGTTATCTGTACCGCTAATGACTACTGGCATGATCAGCCCTCGTACAAGATGTTGATGGAGCCAGCGGTAAACGTAGCCGCACCGCCAGATGTGGTTATTCTTATTCTGTCAAGAGTGCCCGATAATGTTCTTGAGCCACCGCAAGTCTGCACGCCCGTAAAACTTCCTGGCGCTAAACTTGTGCTGCCACTGGCCGCCCATAATCCTGTCGCAGAATCTACAAGACAAATTGACAAAGTGCCGTTGTATTTTTGGTCGGCGTTACCCACGGCGGCTCCCATACCAAAGCCATTTGTATAAGACGCAACGGTCATTATGTTTCCGGTGTTAGCTACACCGCCAGCAGTGCCTGAATACAACGTACTAGCAAAACTCCCCGCACCAATTTGAATAATAATTGGGCTTGTACTGCTGGTGGTCACGCCAGCTAACATCACGGTAACCCGCCTAACCCACGTTGGCAACCCTGTGAAGTCAACAGAAGTACCACTAGTTGGCGTCACAACGGTGCTTGCTTTTAGCTGGCCATACGCGCCTGTAGACGAGACAGTAAGCTGCGTCGTGCCGTTACTTTGCAGCGCTAAGTCGCCGCTGGTGTCCGCCGTCTGTATAAAGCCGGACGAGGTTGATGCATTAAGAGTCACTGCCATAATTATTGCTCCGCAGGTTGTTCAGGTGCAGGTTCAGCAGGCGGCTGTTCTGCGTTAGCTGCTTCGATCGCCGCAATTTCTTCCGCAGTCAACTCGACTTGAGTCACTCGACCCGTTTGTACGTCAACAATGATTCTGTGCATGATCGTTCCTTACTCGTAGAGGATGTTGATGGTGCCAGCGTCAAAGGTGTTTGTGCCTGTACGGGTTACGCTAACGCGGTCTAACTGCGCCGAAAGTGTTTTATTACCGCCGCCGCCACTAAATGCGGCTGCGTTTGAAAACCCACCTGAAAATGAAGACACCCAAGTGTTGCCTGTTAAGTTAACTATCTGCATAGTTCCAAAAAACACGCCAGATGCGCTGCCTACGGCAATGCCCCACCCTGTCGTAAAATTACCTGCTACGGTTGCAGCACCGGATATAGCGTAACCGTTAGCGCCTAAATAGCCAGTTGTTTCTAGGCCTCCAGAATCACCAATCTGAACAAGAACATTATCCGATCCACTTAAACTAATATCGGAAAATATAAGCGTAATCCGTTTTACCCAAGAAGGTATTCCAGTAAAGTCAGCTGAAGTCGTAAAGTTTGTGACTGCTGTTAAGGCTGTACCCGACACAATCGGAGCTAACGTACCTGTGACATTCACCAACGTCTGTGTCGTACTACCCGCTACCGCAGGGGCTGACACCGTAATCGAGCCGGATGTATCGCCTGATAGAACTAAAGAAGCCATGATTAACCCTTTATCAAATCACAACCCAGCGTGAGCCGGTAGAGACGGTGACCACGACTGGCGCGGTGATCGCGGTCAGCGACACCGACTGCGAGTTATTCACCTCGTACGTACCTTCGCCGCCGGTGCCGGTGCCCAACACCGTGATCGTCGTGTTAGCGCTAATGCCCGAACCCAAGATCACCGAACCCACACCCACAACCCCCGAGGTGACGCTATCAATCGTCAGCGTCGTGCCTGCGATACTACCGGTGCCAACGAAGCCGCCACCCAGCGTAATCGGGCCGGTGGTCATGGCATTCTTGGTCGAGGGGATTGTATAGCTGATCGTGACCACCTGGTCGTTCTCGATGAACACCTCATCAGGCCCACCGCCGGTGGCACCCGCATCGCCGCCTACCTGACCCCAGGCACCATTGATGTAACCCTCGAACAGATCGAGCGTGGTGTTGTAGCGGAACATGCCTTCCGATGGCGAGGCAGGCCGGTCAGTCGTTGCCCCCACGGGCATCTGCACGTAGCCGGTGCCGGAGAAGGTGACATCCAGCGTGGCTGAGAGCGTCGTGAACGCGCCGCTGTTCGGCGCCACGTCGCCAATCGCTGGCGGCGAGCCGAACGACAGGTTGTCCACAGGCACCAGGATGTTGTCGGTGGTGTACTGCTGGACGTCGTTGCTGTCAGTGACTAAGAACTTGTACGCGATGGTCGGCTGCAACCAGATGTTGGCCATGCCGCGCGAATCCAAGATGATCGGGTTGGTGTTAGCAGTCGCACCCGTCTGGCTGGTATAGGTCGCAATCGGCGTGGTCGTGCCGCCTGCGTAGGTGTAGACCTTACCAGCGACGAGCGGGTCGCCGTTAGCGTCGAAGAATTGCTGCTTGGGTGTTGGGGTCAAGGATGCCATTTAATTCCTCAATTCGTTGCGATTCTGGGGCGCCAACATATTCGACACAGACGCAGCACCGGTAAGTTGCGCTCGGTTGACCTTCTGCAGCGCATTGTAAACCCTGCCTCGGTCGCCAAACGGCACTTCGTTTAACATGTCCTCAAAGTTTTTGCCTGACTGAAACCCGCGCTCCAAAATCTGCATGGTTTTGTCATTGATGCGTCCCGACAATTCTTTTAGCACCGCGTTACCGACAGTGGCTTTCAAACCAAAAAAAGGCAGTCTAAGCGTCGGGGTAGTTTCTTTTACAATGTCTTTTAAGTGAGCAGCGCCAGTTTCTGCCCCAGCTTTTATTTTTCTAGCTTGTTCCAGTTCATGCGCAACATTGTCTAGCGCTTGGAACTTGCTGCCCATTTCGCGTTTTAGATCAATACGACCGCTACCAAAAATTTCTTCGACCAAATCGGGTCGCTCACCACGCACCAACGCGACAAATTCATCGGGGCTTTTCTTGTACAAGTCGCGGGCGGCCTGCGCCATCTTGCGCTGGTTGATGACGTCCATGCCGTGCGAGAAGGTATCGAGGTAATCTTTCCAACCGGTGCCACCCGCTTTGATAATCGCATCATCAATCAACGGGCGTACTTCACCCAACAATTTAGATGCGTATTTGGCTGACGTTTTAGGGTCTTTACCTAAACTCTCAACAACTTCAGTAATGGTGCCTTTACGAATTTCGTACAGCGCGCGCGCATCAATAACGCCGCCATTGCGAGCTGTCCATTCTTTAATTTTGTTGGATACCGCAGACAGTACCTGGCGGTTAATGTCCGACACGCCAATCTTAGGGTCGTTTAGTTTAGCGTTGATGTCACGGATGACACCGTCCGTGTCTAGCGGCGACAGCCCTTCCGCTTTTAAGCTATCCGCACGGCGTTGAGCAAAACGAGAACCTTCACCATACAAACGCGATTCTTCGGCAGCGCGGGTAGCTACGCGTTCTGCCGCATCCTCCATTTCGCCGGTAAATTTCAACCTATCCGCACTAACGTTTGGCGATAAATCGGCCTGAGTTTTAGCGGCGTTAAGTCGTTGACGCGCAGCCGTAAACCGGCGCACATCATCTACCTTACTAGCCGCTATCTCCCCCAACGTGGTAGCTTGGCGTTCTAGCCGCTGCTTGTATTTGCCGGTGTTAGCAGCGGCTAATTCAGCCTCACGCATCGGTGTGGTGACGTTCGTCAGCGCATCTTTGGATTTGGCTAGGTTGTTCAGGATTTCCGTGTTGGTCGCACCACCCGCCAAGTTGTCTAGCGTGGACTGGCGCGTCTGTTCGCGCAGTTTGTTTAACTTGGAATAGAAATTGGTGGTGTCCTTGGTGCTGGCTAACTCACCTAACGCATGGATTTGATTGCGGTCAAGATCGGCCAACAGTTCTGCAACTGTCAATCCGGTTTTATCTTGATCTAAAATTGCGCGTATCTTGCTAAGGTCTTCGCCTGCGGCTTTACGTGCAATCGTTGCAGCAGCTTTTTCGGCTTCCGGCACCAATTTGCCGTAGGCGTACTTACCCGCGCCTGCTATGGGCGTTAGTGGGTTAGTGTAGGTAGCCGCCTTAGTTAATGCGCCTGCCGTTGTCGTTGCGCCTGCTTTACCTGCGACTCCGGCGCCGCCGCTAAAAATAGTGGATAGGTCACCCAAAAAGCCTACAGGGTCTTCAGCAACGGTTCGCTTAAGATTTTCGTAGCCGCCATATCTATCCGCCATCAAATCCGCAAACCCGCCGCGAGCTTGTTTTGCTCGTGCCAACGAATCGCCACCATACAGAAAGCTAGGCGTAACCGGCTCCATTACGCCGCCTAAGATGTCACCTAGCGCGGTTACAGTTTGAACAGGGCTGGTGACGGCGGTGACTAAGTTGGATCCAAATTCAACGGCACTTTTTGGCAGGTTGCGCAAAGCTGCGCCTGGCACATCGCTTAACCCATATTTGCGAGGAGCGGGGATTTCGCTAACCGTCATAGACGTTGGCGTAACCGTAACCTCCGGCAACGACTGCGCCTGTTCTAACTCTAACCGGCGCCGAAACTCAAACTCTTCTTGTTCGGTCATGGCCATGGCTATTTAGCCTTTCCTTGGTTAGCTTTCCACTCCTGATACCGACGCTCTTTTTCTGCGTCGGTATACGGCGCTACTGCGTTTGCAGGCGGTTTAGTTGTACCTCGTATTGCGCCAGTCAACTCAGCTTTTTGTTCTTTAAAGCCCGCCATTCGGTTTTGCGTTTCTTCCCGCATGGTGTTAAGCACCGCTTGAACATCCTGCGGTGTTTGTGCTGCGTTCAGCAGCTCTTCCATACGTTTAATTTCAGACACTGCTACCGCTGTGTTGCCCATACTGCCGGACACAATCTTGCCGTATTCGTTTTGTACGGCCTTAATAGCTACAGCCAGCGCAGCCAAATTAGGGTCGCCAGATGAGGCTTTCTTGCCGACGTTAATCCATTTCTGCAACAAAGGCACGCCGGTGTTATCCGTTTTTTTGCTTAGTCGATCAACAATGTCGACGTTCTTGACAAAGTTCTTTTCAAACGCGCCGACCATCGTTTCTTGCTTAGTCAGCTGCGTTAGCGCTGAAGTATTAGCTTTATTGGCAAGCTGAGAGACGCGGTCGGGGTTGATACCTTTTTCTTTAGCTAAAGCCGCCGCGCGGTCTACGATAGCGTCACGATTAGGTCTGCTAACCGATGGCAACGTACCATCAGTTAAGAAACGATCAGCCGCCATGTCCAGCGCATCTTTAGATAACGTCGGGGCGGTAACAACCACCGAAGGTTTCCATTCCGTGTCCTTGCGGATGTCTGCTCTGTACTCTTTAATGCGCTGTATCAGCTTGGGGTTCTTGGGGTCTTGCGCCAACGCGTCTTCCAGCTTGACCAACTCATCCTGCTTACGCGCCAAATCAGACAAGTGTTCCGAAGGGTTAACCAGCTTCGAGATACGCGCGTCGTATTGCGTTAGCCGAGGATCGTTAGCATCTTTAGCCGCAATTTCACCGCGCTCACGCTGCAGCCGCGCTAGGTCGCTTTCGTTTTCGCGTGCCGGTGCACGGAACAATTCTTCGCCGGTAGGCGACACAAGCACACCGCCAGGAGCCACCGATATAGGCTTGTTAGCTTCACGGCGCTCTTTTATCATGTCGAACAACTCTTTTGGGTTGGCCGCCATTGCCTGCATACGCCAGTTTTCTGGGTCGCGGTAAAACTCTTGCGTGTTAGATTCAATCGCGCGCTCAAGCGGCTGAATAGCCTCTAAATACGGTTTTAGGTGAGGGTTGTTATACGCCGCAGTGGTGTACTCAACAACGTCATATTCATTTCGAATGCTGGGTACTAACGTCTTAAACGAGCTAAACGTGTTCGTAAAGTTTTTAAACTTGTTAGCCTCTATTTTTTCTTCCAACTCTGCGCGCTTTTGCCCACGCGTCATTACTTCTTCAAGCAAATCAGGCGCTTCTGCTTGCACCCGATTGAGGTATTCTGGCGACCCAATTTGCAGTTTTGGGTCGGCATGAATGCGCGATAGCGCGTTGCGCTGTTGACTTACGCGCTGCGCGTCCGCCATCTTTATTTGCTGGTCTTGCATCCGCAAGGCATTCAAATTTGACGCTTCTTGCAACCCGCGCAGCTCCATAGCGCGCGCCATAGCGTTCATCGGCGGTTCAATCTGAATGCCTTTGAGCTGCCCTGGGATGGTGTAATCGATAGTCGCCATAACTAACCCGTGTCTTTCTAGTATTTAGAGTAATCGCTAGTAGAGCTGCCAATTTGCATTAAGCGGGGGTCGGGCGCGCCGTAATTCTGTTGCTTCGGAAAAAACCGATCCATCATCTGCTGATTCTGGTAGTAGTTCACGCCTTGGCCTAGCGCGTTAGTCAACGCGTTTGCAGTGTTCACGTAGCCCGACGCGCGGATGTTGCCCATCGCAACAGCGTTTGCCGCTTGTGCTTGCCCTAATTGACCGGCTTGATTAGCAATATTTTGCGAGGTTGTTTGGCCCATGCCTGCCAAACTTTGCAGCGGGTTAAGACGTGCGTTACGTTCAGCTTGATAGCGGTTAAATGCGTTAGTGAATTCATCCGATGCAAGCTCTTGGCCAAAACGCGTAGTGCCCCGTAAAGTAGCGCCGGACTGACCCATACCTCTTGCTAATGCGCTGTTTTCTAGGGCGCGTAGGCCTTCTTTCAACCGAAATCCGTAGCCGGGGTCACGCTGAAATTTCTCCATTGTGAAGGGCTCGTAACGAGACGCCGCCACCAGCTCGGGCAGCGCGTTGACGCCTACTTGACGAAACGGCTCTTGCAGCTCAACCTGCCGATTGAACATACGCTCTTGCGCGGCTGTGCTTTCACGCGTAGCCGCAGCTTGCGCTTTAGATGCTCTGTTGCTGGCGCTTGCGCCAATAGCCGCGCCGCCTACAATTGCTGCTGCTGTCCATCCAGCCATAATACTTCTCCTTCGGTTTCGTTCGTAAGTGCTAGACGTTTGCGGGCGTCACCCAATCCGCACTCCGGCACGACGTAAAGCCGTTCTTCAAGTAAATCTAAATCTTGGCAGTCGTCTGGGTTGTCGTATATATCCACCCAAACCACTTCATCTTCAAACACCCGCCCTGCCCGCTGTTCGCCTGCTTTAGCATCAAACTCGCATGGCGCGTTTAGTATGACGACATCAGTATCAATATTGACCGCAATCTTGCCTTTTTCCAACCGTACGCGGTAGCCTGTCTTATGCGCTGCGCCTGTCAAAACCGTCCACGGCGGCACCGTAATCTTTCGCTCATACACGCCCGGCAAAAATGTGTGTGTCGTTACAATATCTGCTTGCGGCGCCTGCAACAGCTCATCTTGTAGTGCAACAACCTTTTGCCTCATTAACTCCGGCGTAACAAGCTGCGTGCCGTCGGGGTTAAATATCTCAACCGCGTTCACATCACCACCCATCGTGAGCCGCTGGCTACTGTCACCGTCGTGCCGCTCGCCACCGTAACCGGCCCAGCTGACATGCCCGACGTACCTGCTGCAATGGTATAGCTGACATCAATCGTTAGATTATTGACAAATATGCCATTGCCCGCTATGAAATGCTCAGATGTTAATTCACCTGTGCTGGGTTTGTACAGATATTTGGCGTTGCTGGTATAGATGGTCGACAACGCGCCGGAGGTGGCTGCCGCAAAGGTCGGGTAGACATTTGTTGCGGTTGTGGTGTCGTTCGTAATCGTCGCGCCCGAGCCAGTAGCCAACGCCCAGACAGCCGTCGTGCCATTCGAGGTCAGAACGTAGTTGTTCGCCCCAATCGGCAGGCGGGTCGAGCTGTTGGCACCGTTGCCAATGATCAGATCGCCCGTGCTGGTGACTGGCGACAAGGCATTAAAGGCTGCGCTGGCAGTTGTCTGGCCTGTACCGCCGTTAGCAATCGGCAGCGTACCCGTCACTTGGGTAGTCAGGTCAACCCCAGTCAGCGTGCCACCGAGTGTCAGGCTGCCGCTGGATGTCACCGTGCCCGACAGGCTGATGCCGTTGACCGTACCGGTGCCAGAGACGCTGGTCACCGTACCGACGTACTGATCATTGGAGGTGATGGTGAAGTTTGGGTACGTGCCGGTAACGCTGGTCGTACCTGCGCCTGTCAGCGATACGATCTGGTCGGGTGCGGTGTTGGTGACGGTAAAGCTGGGGTATGTGCCTGTCACGCTCATACCCGTGCCAGCCGCTATGGAAACGACTTGGTCTGGTGCGGTATTAGTTACGGTAAAGCTGGGGTAAGTGCCTGACGTGCTAATACCTGTGCCACCAGTAAGTGACACCACTTGATCAGGCGCCGTATTTGTAATGGTAAAGCTAGGGTACGTGCCCGAGGTGCTGATGCCTGTGCCGCCGGTCAGCGACACCACCTGATCTGGCGCCGAATTATCAATCGTGACCGCCACCGAGCCGTCATAGGTTGTACCAACGCTGTACGAAATGCCAGTGCCCGCCGTCAACGCATTGGCTACACTGCCTGCTTGGCCGGTTGTGTTTTGGTTAAGCGTTGGCACGTCGGCAACCTGAATGGCGCTCAAAGCCGCGTTAGTGCCGTTTGAGCGCAGGTAGTAGCCTGACGTTTGCGTGCCTGTTAGCGCGGTAATGGCGGCGGCTGCCGTAGTCTGGCCTGTGCCACCGTTATCGACATCCAGCGTGCCTGCCAGCGTGATGGTGCCTGATGTTGTGACAGGGCCGCCTGAAGTCGTCAGGCCTGTCGTGCCGCCGGAGACATTGACCGAAGTGACCGTGCCAGAACCGCCGCCTGTATTGGCTTTGTTCAGCAGGTTTAGGAAGAACCGGTACCAATCACGCGACACCATCCCCGTCCGGTCGTCGGTGATTGGCGACTGGTTCTTAGGTATCTGCGGTTCGTTATCGGCGTTAGGCATTGGTGCCGGTCAACACTAACTCGGCACCCATGATGGCGATCTTGACGGGGTCGGTGCCGGACACCTCGTACACGCGGTCACGCAACTTGTCGGTCATGCCCAGCCGCCGCCAGAAGGCACGGTAGCCGTAGTTGCCGATCTTGCCCATGCCCGTCCAATGCTCGTTTGACCAGGTGTGGCCACCGTCATCCGACCAGCGCATGATGACCTGCGGGTCGTTGCCTTGGCCGGTGATCAGACCAACACCTGTCTCGCACTCAAGCTGCAGCGTGTGCTGGGCAGTACGCTTTAGGTTGTTCTGGCGGGTGGGCAGTGCCCGCCACGACCGCAACCAGGTTGTCGTCAGCAAACACGTCCAAGTCGTACGCGTAAATCTTGCCGTTCTGGAAGTCCCCAACGACGACCTCGTTGTTGTAGAACATCTGGCAGTTGGCACGGTGGCGAATAAAGTCACCGTTGGCAAAGCCTGCACGCTCATGCCATGCGCCGGTAGCTACGTCAAACACCCAAGTGCGTTGGGCGCTTGGAAAGCTCAGCACGTAAAAGGCATGGCCGTCTTGCTGATAGGTAAAACCAATGGCGTCCGAGATGGAGCCGTAGCTCTGGATAGCGAATTCGACCGCATGGGTCGAGACACGCTGGCCTGTATAGCCTTGAGCACGGAACACCACGCCTTGACCACGGGCGTCAGACCCAAGCCAAAACAGCGAGTTGTCCATCTTGGCAACCGAGTAAGTAGCTGCGCAGCCTAGCTCGTTGACGGCACCTTGGATGCGAGCCAACGGGAAGGGTGAGGTGCCTGCGTTGTACCAGACCTCAACCGACTGGGTGCCAAACAGCCACACCTCGCGGTGGTCGACAAACAGCGACACCAAGTTGTCCGGCATACCTTCGGCGCTGGCAAAGCTCAGCGGGTCAAGCTGCGTGCCATCCAGCAGCTCAGACACCCAAAACTTCTGGGAGTTAGGCTCTTGGAAGATAAAGTAGCCATCCAAATAGCCGACTGTTACCGCGCCGGGAAAGTCTACGTCCGTGATCTCGGCGTACTCTTCGGTTGACGCGTCGTAGATAAACCCTTCAGGGTTTGCCGCGATGAAGAGCTGCGTGCCGTTGTCAACCATCGACACAGGCCCAGTGCCCGACACGCCGCCGATCTGGGTAACCGTCCAGTTGGTGTCAACCCGATACAGCCGAGAGCCCGACACCACGTAGCCATAGCCGCCGTACGACCACAGGCCACGGATTGGGCCCGTACCGACGGTGGCCAATCGGCGCAAGCCTGGCGCGCGGTTCAGGTACGCAGGCTCGTTGCCTTCTGGCGACGGGGTAATTTCTGGGTACAGGTTGACCATACGCGCCGCCGCAGCGTTCAAGCTGCGCGCGACGTACGATTGGCCTAAGATGGGCGTCTTCACTCTGCACCTAACTTACGTAAACCTTTGCCAGTAGACCAAAGCCAATCGCCAAACCGGGCGGCTAACTGGGGCGGCAAAAAGATTTCGAGCGCGGGCGAGTACATGCGTTTAGTGCGCGCGTTGAACTCAAACCAGCGAGAACGAAAAGTAACCTCCATCAGAAGTTACCTGCGTAGATGTTGTAACGCTGGTGGGTTGCAACCAGCGAGTACGGCATGGACATCACGTCATCTGGGTTGTTGATGCGCTTCAGATTCCGCTTAGATGTCATTGCGATCCGCGTTACCTGCGGCATGGGCTCAACACCAAACTCGTTGGCAATCTCCATCGCCAAGTTGTACTTAAACGCCCGCAGGTAGCCCGGCGGGAAGGATAATACGGTGTTGAGCGTAGCTGGCTTATCCAGCTGCTGCACCGACACAAAATGCCATTCCAAAAGCCGCGTAGGCTTTGGATAGATGGTCATCGTGATGTTGGGGAACGTATTGTTGACGAACATGACCTGCGGATACGTGCTGGTCACGGTCTTAACCGCAATGCCATCGTACTGCTGCTGGTTGATCAGCTTAATGCCGTACGAGACGTTGGTCTGCGGGTCACGGAAATACGTCGCATCGTCAATCAGAATCGGACGATTGCCGACAAAGTTGCCGGTCGGCCCTAACGTGCGGGTAATCGTATCGGTTGGCCAGTTAAACACCTGATCTTCCGTACAGAAGACGGCCAAACGCTCGGTATTCCACGAATCAATCATCTGATTCATGGCGGTCAGCGCATCTTGCGCTGCTTGCGGGGAAGGCTCTTCACCTTCAGCCAGCTGGCCGATAAGCCGGAGGGCCGCTTTAATCTGGTCGAAGGCGGTTGCCATTCAAGCTCCTTATTCTGCCGCTGCTACCTCTACAGGTGGGCGGCTACGACGACGTTTGGGTTCCAGCTCGTTGACTGGCGCCGCTTCTTCGAGAGCCGAAGGCGTGTCGGGATTATACCGTTCCCATCCGTTTTGTTCATCAAATTCGGCTTCCATCGCCATTGTGGCTACTTTGGATCCGTGAACCGGGTGTCGGAGATAAATTGTCATAGGGTGTATAGGGGCCGAAGCCCCTATTTTTTAAGCAACAACAGCAAATTGCCACTTCGTGCCGTCAGACACAAACAGCTTGCCAGCGCCTGTTGCGTTGCTGGTGGTGCCGATTGAACCTTTAGGTGCGGAAGTAGTGGTGGAGTTAGCGGTAATTGCGGTAGTCAGAAAATACAAGCCAGCGGTTGCATTAGCGACGACTGCACTTGTGGTAGCAGTAGACGTAATGGTCGGGGCAGTAATTGCACCGGTAACCGATACGCTTTCAAACTCTGGATCTGAGTACGCAACACCAACAGCTTTAGTGTTAGGCATGATCTATCCTTTAAATAACGGGGGCCGAAGCCCCCGAGGTTTTAGCCGATGCGGTACAGAGTCCAAGTACCAACGCCGCTCTTGCGAGCACGGAAGATTTGCGCCGTGCCAGCAGTTGCAACAACGGTCATCAGACCAACCAGTGTCCAACCAGTGTTGGTTACCAGTGTGATCACACCTGAGCTGGAGCCGTCAACGTTAACTACCGAGAAGTCAAACGAAACGCCTGGCTTGTCGGAGTTAGGCAGTGCAGCTTCCAGATCAGCTACGGTTGGCAGCGTGTAGCTGGCAGCCGATGCGCCTGGGCTGCCGAGCAGAATGCCGTTAAGCACTTGCGCTGCGGTCAGCGTTGCGGTTGCAGTAGCCGTTGCCGGTACTGGGATAACTTGAAAATTGGTTTCGTTGAGGTTGCCATCACCAATCTGATAGCCGCCTGCGCCGTTAGGAAGAGCCATGATGAATTCCTTTCAAATAGAGTCGTCAATGGGGGCCGAAGCCCCCACCAGTGCTTAGCCCCAGAGGCGGCAAGCCATTTGTGGACGGATGGTGCTGTAGCCGTACAGAACGTCGATACGGCAAGGCAGACGGTCGTTGTTGATGTCGTACTGACGAACAACACGCATCGAAATACCGTTGTGAACTTGGCGAGAAGCCATGTCCACGCCTTGTGGCATCAACAGGTCGGCGGTTGCGAAGGTGATCGCATCCTTGTGATAGACCAAGTTCTGTGGGTAGGCAGTAGCAGCCGAACCCAACATAGTGACTACAGCGCTTGCTGCAGGCAGCGTGGTCACGGTAGCCAGTGCTTGGCTTGCCGAGTACAGCGCTGGGAAGATCGACAGGGTTGCAGTCGACGAACCGGTAGCAGCAGCAGTTACGGTGAACTGTTGCAGCGAACCAGTCGACTCACGGGTTTGTGGGTTGACAGCAAACACGCCAGCGATGGTGAACACGTCGCCAACGTTCCAAGTCTTGCTCGAGCCGGTAAAGCTGATTGGCAGAGTGGACTGACCTTCGGTCGTAACAGTTGAAGTCACGGTGATCGAAGTACCCCAGTCACCGTTGGTGTGCTGCTTGATCGACTGAGACATGTTGACTTCGTCAAAGCCGAGCACGCCCATGCCCATCATGCCGTTCTTGAACTGGCGGCTGATGGTGTCGGTTGGGTTGAACAGACCTTTCATGCCTTCAACCAGACCAGCGTTAGCGGCTGGGTTAACGGTTGCGTAGCGTGGCGCCATCACAGCAGCGTTTTCGTTCAGCTTCTGCTGAGCTTGCAACAGAACGAGCGAAGTTGATGGGGTGGTGCCAGGTGTGCCGACCGAGTTACCGATGTTTTTGTATGCGTTAGCAACGTCAGCATCGATGCTGGAGGCCAGCTGCGAAATACGAGGCTTCAATACACGCTCTGCAAAGTCATCCAACTGCATGGTGAGTTCAGCGGAGGTGAAGTTCACGCCGATGTGCTTCTGCGAAGCAACAGTCAGGGTGGTGAACTGTTCGTTGTCGTCCTGCACTTGCAGAGCGGCACCGTCGGTTACCAACGCGCGATCTGGTAAACGGATACGCAGTGTGGAACCAATTTTTGCGCCTTCAACGGCGAAAGAGTCGTCGTATTGACGGTTAACGTTACGAGTGAGCACCAGGTTGTTCTCGAGGATTTCGAGAGCTTTACGGGTGATCATGTCGATGGTAAGAATCGAGTTTGCCATGATTTATATCCTAAAAAAGTTAGCGATTACGTTGAGCTTCCCACTTCTTCATTTGGCGCTGGCGATCCGCCTCAATCCACTCAGACGTACTCATGTTTTTAATTGCACGAGGGTCAGTCGTATCATAAGACGGCGATCCAGAGCCTCTACCCGATATGGGCGCGATAGGCGGTGGGGCGCTTGTCGTTTTCTTCAAAACCGGCTCAGAAGCAATCTTTGCTTCAATTCGGCCAATTTCTTTAGCCTGTAAGATGGGCGAATTCAGTGCGGCAATACGCGCGGCTTCTTTCGGATTTGAGCCCAAGTAATACGCAATATCAGGGCCAATATCCGACGCTTGAATCGTCTCAGCCATCGCGTTAGAGATTGGCAGCTTTGGGTTGTAGGCGACTTGTTCAAAGTCGTCGTACTTACCTCGCGCCTCTTCTTCCCTATCGTGATACGCCTCAAGCAGATCCATTTTCTGCCGTTCGAGTTCACGCTGAGCCAGCAGCTCTTCAGCTTTGCGCGTTGCTAGTGCATCGGCATACGCATCGACTGAATCAAACTGTTCTGGCGGCGGTAACTCTGCAGGTGCAGGTGCTGTTTGCACTTTGCGACTCTGCTCGCGTTCCCACTTCCTTTGCTCTCTTGCAAGCCTTTTGCCTACGATGGCATCCAATTCTTCTTGTGTGAAGGTCTTGGTCTGCTGCTCGTTTGGCTGGTCATTCTCCGGCGCTAGTGTTTCTTCAGCTACAGGCTCTGCCGTCGGTGCCTGTTCTGGCGCGGGTGAATCCGCTAACTGATTTTGAAGCTCGTCTGACATTGTCGATTCCTAAAGAATCCCTAACGTACCGCGTTAGTTCGGTTTGGGGAGAATTTACTCCCAAATTACTGTTGCAGCAACTGTTCCGCCAATCGCCACATAAATTCCGTCTCGGGCGTACGCCCCGTCAAGCGGCAACATATACGATGTCGCGGCGGCGGGGGTAAACACGCCCAGAATAGTTTTGGTGGTTGTCGCAGCTGCCGAGTCGTAGACCGTGATGGTCGGCGTGCTCGATGCGGCGCTAACGAATATGCCTTTCAGCTTACCGGCCATCGGCTTGATGTTGGTAGACGCGGTGATGTAGGTGTAATTTGCCATGATTAGTTTGTGGTGTTTTTAACCAAAAGAATAATGAACATGCAAGAAACGCCATTGTTAGCCGCGCTGCCTACACCGGTAGCTTCAATATCGGTTTTCTCTTCTATCCGCAACGGGTACTCAAACACATAGTCTGCTACACCGTTGTTGACCGTGGTGACCGCTGCGGTGCGACGGATACCGTCGGTGCCTGCAGTTAACAGCCGCCCGCGAACTTGGGTTGAGCCGGTAACTTGGCCCGCAGAAAACAGCCCTTGCGACAGATAGCCGGTGTAGCCTGCCGGAATCGTGTAATGGCCGGTAACGGTGTTATTAAAGTCGTACTTGATAATGTTGTAGGTGGTTGCCGGTACACCGGAAGTCACCGTGCCGGTGCCAATATAGATGTCACCTGCGGCTGACTCTGTGCTACCTGCGGTCGCTACATAAGCGTAATTGACCCGCAAAAACGACTTCGACGTCAGCACTTCGGTTAACCCGTTTAGCGTCACCGTGTCCGTTATTTCGGCGTAGTTGGCGTCAAGCCCTTGAATGACGATCGTTCTTGCGCCAGTGCCTGCCGAGGTGTCGTTGGCGTTGGTCGAACTTACCTTCATCTGCAACGCAGCGTTTGGGTGCGCGATGATGGACGGCAGCGGCCAGACGGTTACTTCAGTCGTGTCAACATCCGCGTTGTAACCAAACACGGTGACATTACGGTGGTTAGGAATCTCGCTGCGTGAGACTTGTAGCTCAAACGGCTCGTTCTTACCAAATTTTGTCTGAGAAACCGGTGCGGTCATGCCAAGAACCTTAGTTTGTACAGCGTGGACAGGTACAGCCCAACAATTTCATCGATGATGTTTTGCAGCGGGCTGTCCGACTTATCGACCACCTTGTACCGCATCTCTTCAATTTCTTCAAGCTGGTCTTGCAAGAATTCCACAATGTTGCCTGGCTTTTTGGTTGACTGCAGCGAAATAGCGCCGATCAGCCCGTGACGGCCTTGGTAGGCTTCCGCAAACTTGTCCGCCAGATCAACAATCTCGTCGTAAAACGTGTTCAGCGCCATGTGCTTCGAGAAGCTACGGGTGTTCAGATGCACCGAATGAGCCACATCGCGGCCCAAAAACAGGATGCCTACAAAGTTTGCGCAGCTCATAGTCGTGGTTCCTCAGGCGGCATATTCAGCATTTCAGGTGGCATTTCAGCCGATTCTGGGGGCATCATGCCCATTTCCGGCGGCATTTGTTGCATGTCAGGGGGCATCATGCCCATTTCCTCGCCCATCATGGGCATTTCGCCCGGCAGCTCTAGCCCACCTTCGCTCATCGCCAAGTCGCCGGTGCTCATGATGTCGCGCAGGGTCTGCATGACGACGTCCTGCACCTGATCGGGCGACATAGCGGCGCCAACAGCCGACAGGCGCTGTGTTTCGGCCTGATACGCCTTGATCTCGGCTTCGAAGTTCTTGCGCTCCATATCCTGCACCTCGACCGACTGGCCGACGTTTTGCAGCATTTGTTGCATTTGCTGCAGTTCTTGGCCCATCGCTTCCATCTGCTGCTTGGCCATCTGCATCTCGGGCGACTCGTCGCTGCCTTCCATAATCTTCGGATCGATGATCTTGGCAAAGCGTGCTGCCATCTCCTGCGCACCAGGCCAGTCCATGTTCTTGATGAACAAGTCGCCTGCAACCTGCCAGAGTTGCGGGTTGGATTGCAGGATCATGCCCATTGCGTCCAGTGCTTCCTGACGCTTGGTCAGATAGGACGGGCCGGTGGTCACCACCACGTCGTACTTACCGACGCTGGGGTTGTAAATCTTATCGATGACGATGTCGTTCTGGTCACGAATCTCTTTGACCGCTTCTTGCTGCATCGGGTCGAGCTTGACCATCTCGGTGTCACCATCAACACCGATAATGCGAGCAATGCGTTGGGTGTCGTAAATCTTCGGGATCAGGCCAACAATTTGACGGGTAACGTGCCTAATAGCCCGCGCCAGATTGTCCACGTAATGATAAGTGCCAGTATCAGACTGACGCTCGCGCGCCAAAATCGCTTTGCCGGATCGCTCGTTAGACGTTGCGCCCAAGCTCGTATCGTACTGGCCAGTCGTTGACTTGATATCATCAGACGCCCCCATCTTGGCTTGGATCAGCCCTGTCTGCGGCAGCGGCGGTGCGGCGCGCTGCGGTAGCGGCAGCACGGCACCCGAACCATCCGTTACATCAGGGTTGACCTCCAAATACGGCCAGTTCTGCGTGTTGGCCGTCTTCCACTGCATCTCATAGCCTTCAAACTGGCCGCCATACCCAATAAACGGTGCCTTGGGCGCCAAGGCCAGCATTTCAGCTTCTTGGCTTGTCCAGTAGTTGTACATGCGCTGGGCATCCTTGGCGTTACGCACCAGACCCGATATGTACAGCTTACCGTCAACTTCAAATTCGTTACCAATGACACGCACCACCGGAATCCAGTGGCCTGCCCAGTCGTTTGACTCGAGCATCTCGTAGCCGTTGGTCTTGCACCACTTGACCCGTTTGGCATTCACCTCGCGAGTGCGGATAGGCTTGATGCCCATCTGCTTCATCTGCTTGGCCTCGGGCGAACCTTCAAACGCCGTGATGTTGCCGGGGTACAGGTGCAGCGTGGCCTTCTCATACTCGATGTAGTAATACTCAGCAATCCTCACGGTATCCTGGTTGATCCAGACCGAGATCGACTGGTCGCCCACGCCTTGCGCCTGTAGCGTCGAGAGCGGGCTGGCGTCTGGGAACATGCGCTCGTAGTCGGAACGCTGCAAATCTTCGGTGATGAAGCACCATTTAGCATCCGCACCGCATGGGTCTTGAATGGTTGGGTCCATGTAGACCGAAAAGCTGTTGCGGATGCGTGCGATCTTGATGTCTTGATCGAACGTGTCGTCGTCGCAGTATTCCGTCAGGATGCGGATGTACCCTTCGCCGTAGCTGACTTGGTTCTCGCAGGCGGTGTCGTAGGCGACGTCGGCGTCCGAGATGTACTCGATGTGCCTGACCATGCCGTTGTAGATTTCGGCAACTTCAGGGTCGGCGCGGTCGTCAGCGGGTATAACTTTGCCGCTCGGACGGTTTTGTCTTTGGTCATTGGTGACCTGCCGTACGTGCTGGGGCAGCTTGTTGATCGTCAGCGTCGGGCGGGCGTTGATGGTCTGCCCTTGCACGGCGCCACGCGTTGCCAACACGTCCGCTGGCCACTGCCAGTGGTTATCAGGTGATCCTGCATAGAAGCGCAGGTCGTCTAGTTCGTCTTCTCGGCTCTCAGACAGCGCAGAAATGGCCATAGTCAGCCGCTTGCGCATGGTCGACAACACATCCTGTGTGTCTTTCTTCATGTCGTCTGATGGCGGGTTTCCGCCAATATCAGCGACTTTTGCTGCCTTATTTATGCCGGTGTAGTCCATTTATTCGGTGGCCTGTTGAGGTCTTGCGGCGTAATCACGCAAATCCTGCTCCATAATCTGATGCAGGCGTTGTTCAGCAGCTAAGGCTTCCTTAACTGTTTTGTACGTCGGAAATTTTATGCCGGATTTTATGGCAAATCGCATGGCTTGCGGAATATCTCGCACTTGGCCGTGCCAATATGTCGGCAAAATCATGTGCCCGCCGTCCGCGCCAATCACAGACCCTTTAAACGTCGTCATCGACCCGTCAGGGTTGCGAAGCCCTTTACCTTGATACAGGTTCGACCGGTGGTAGTCGATGACTGCTTGTTCGGAGGGCGAAAGTTCCATTTATTTCATCTTTTTGGCGGGTTTTGCCGCTGCCCGCTTGGTTGCGTACGCGATTGCGACTGCCTGTTTGACCGGCTTGCCGCTCTTGACCTCGGTACGGATGTTCTGTTTGAAGGCTTTTTCCGATTTTGACTTCATCAGCGGCATGTTACTTCCCCTTCTTCGCCGTTTTGGCCGATTGCTTGAACGCTTTAGCCGTCGGTGCGCCAGCAGCGCCCGGCTTACGCATCTTTTCGCCGCTTCCGGCCTTGATGCGCTCACGTTTAGCGTGAATGTTTGCGTACAGTCCTGGGCCGCCTGGCTTTTTCATCAGCATTTCCACCTTTTCAATGACGCTTTGGCACGTTCGCCATCTTTTGCCTTCGCCGCTACGGCACCCATGCGGGCACAGAACGACTTCTTTCTGCCTTCATCCGCTTTCGTCTTCGGACTCGGCGCAGGCGGCTTCAAATTCGAGCCCGTCTCGCGGTTGTACTTCTCCCGCCCCTTGGCGGTCAGCCCTGCACCTTTACTGACGGGCAGCTTCTCACCTCGTCCAACGCTTAGCGACACGCCTTTCTTAGCCATTACGCACCCATCCAGCCGGTCGCGGCTGCTACGCGGGGCGTGTAGCCATCACTGCGCCGTGCCGCACGCTCGTAACCCGACTCGCGGCTGGCCACCGGGAACGCGAACGTCACCGCGAGGGCGTCTGCTGCATCCGGCGAGGCGAGGCCGCGTGACTTCATCTCTTTCTTGCCTTCCAAATAGATCGTACCCGACGAGTCGGGCTTCTTCATCGGGCCGGTCAAGTCCGCTTTTAACTGCCGATCATTCGGGATGCTGGCCGTCTTCAGCCACTCCTTCATCGCGCCCCACATCTCGGCGCGCTTGTTACCCCACATGACCGGCTTGCTGGACTTCCAGCCGAAGTTCACTCCCCGCACCTTGTATCGCTGTTCTTTTAACCTGTCAAGTATGCCGTAGCCAAGACCACCTTCGTCGATAATTGTCAGTGCTGGCCGGTACTCTTCAATCGCGTCGATCACCCGTCCGACGGTCGTCATGGTGTCCTCGCCGTGGTAGCGTTTGATCGCTACCAAGTCGCGTCCTTGCCGGACGACGATGACGGTTGCGTCCGCGCCGCCGCGAGCTGGGTCAACGCCGATAACAATTGGCGCCGTTTCGTCCTTGTAGCGTGGCCGACCGGCGGCGTCGTCGATAGCACTCGCACCAATAAACTGATCTTCGCCAGCCGATGGAAATTCACCGTAGACTTCAACCCGAGCCTGCGGCGAATCTTCGCCATACTCCGCAATGATCTGCTCATAGATTTGCTTGTCCGTATCTTCGACTGTGCGTGAGTCGATGTTCTCCGTCTGCCAGAAGTTGCGCTTGGCGTGGAAGCACTCGTAGAAGTAGCCCTGGTTACGCCGCGGGTTGGAGAACGCAAACCAATACCGGTCTAGGATCGGTTCCGTAAAGAAGCCCGCACCCACCGACCAGATGGCGTCGGGGATACCCGAGGCCTCATCGAAGATCAGCATCATGCCGTCGTGGTTGTGCACACCCGCGTAGCTGTCGGGATTCTCTTCCGACCAGAGCTTGCCCTCCGCTGCCCAGTAACGCGTACCCTTCTTCAAGTCGCGCTCGACCAGCTCAGTCAGCCACTTGGCAGGCGTCAGCTTAGTTGCGCTGATCTCCCACCAGTGGTTGTTGATCACCATCGCCTGCCACTTAGTCAGCTCACCCCAGGTGACTGACCGGAGCTGCGCTTCACTGTTGGCGGACACGATGACGCTCGATCCGATGCGGGTGGTCAGCATCCATAACACGAGCCAGCTGACTAGGGCCGACTTGCCGATACCCCGGCCAGACGCGACCGCTGTGCGCAGGGCGTCCATGTCGACTTGACCTTTGTTGGTCTTGATGTGCGTGGCGATCCTGCGCAGTATCTTGCGCTGCCATGTGCGCGGGCCTTTGAACTTAGCGAGCGGTGTGTTGGGTTGCCCCCACGGGAAGGCGAACAGCACGAACGCCTCGGGATCATCTGCGAGCTGTGGCGCCCACAGCCGGGTCATCAGTAACTGCTCGCCCTCGGCGTCATAAATGGGTTGCTGGGCCATTATTTACCTTGCAGTCGCTTCAAGTCTTGCAGGTGGTCGGAGCCTATAAAGTACACACCTTTAGGCTGCGACAGCAGCCAGCGTTGGCGGTGTTCGTTAGCTTTGTTGGCCATCTGACGTGCGGGCGTGTCGTCAGCATCCCACATCTCTTGCTCACCCCGGTCTAAGAACGCCGCTACGTTTTCTTTTGACGCCGGGCGCTGGGCTTCTTGCAAAAACTCCGGCCCCATGTTTTGCAGAAAAGTCGCCAAGGTTTTGCTGTCAAACTTGCGGTCTTTGAAATACCCAAACTTGTCTTGGTTTTCCAAGATGCTGTCAAATATCGTCTTGTCGCTAGGCAGCACGTCTTTTTGCTTGTTTACGTCCGTGTTGGTAAACAGCGTAAACAGAAATTCTGACGGGTACCCTTTGACTGCTTTAGCGGCTGCGTCGTCCCACGACCCTTTGTACGCTACGCCCGGCAGCTTGTCGCCGCCCGTGCCTTCGTAGTACGCGCCGTGTTGCGCAGCTTCTGCTTTGATGCGAGCAGGCAGTGTCATGGGCTCACCATGCACTTGTCCGACAAAGGTTACGCCAGGGCGCGGCGAAAAGGTTTGTAGCGGCGTGGTGGGTGCGGTGTACGCGTCAGCGCCGACTGCTTGTCGCAGTACGTTAACCGGCGTAGGTGCGAGAGCGTTCTGTGGCATGTTCCAGATACTCCGGTTTCTGTTCCGTGATCAGCCCGTCGATGACGCGGGACTGCGCCTGTTGCAGCGCCTGGGTGATACTGATCTTGTTCGTGACGTCGACGCTGATCTCCTGACGCGCCGTCCAACCGTGGGCGTGCTGCAGGATCGCTAACGCCGCCTTGGCGTCACCATTACGGGCTGCGTCGTGCAGCAGCGCAGACGCCTCCAACTCGCCGTCAGCGCGCCCCTTTTGCTCAGCCATCGTCGCCACCGGATCCATCTCGCAGAGGTGCCGGTACTCCTGCGGCAACATGCCTGCAGCTAACGCCAGTGTGTCGCCCTTCAGTCCGAGCTTAGCTGCGTCGTAGATGGCCTGTAGGCGCGACTCCGTGGCCTCGAGCTTGCGAACCGTCAGCGGTAACGAATGTATGCCCATGGCGGCATGGTAATGGATTTTTTAAAAAAATAAAAAATTTTGTGTAACACCTCCGTGGACGTGACCGCCCGGCCGCGGGCCCCCCACCCCCCATGTTAGTAAGCACTCACTCTTTTTGTTGTCAGCCTAGTAAGTTAGTAAGCACTCACTAACTTTTGCCAGATTAGTAAGCACTAACTAACTTGCCCAGGTTAGTGAGCACTTACTAACCGATGTTAGCGATTGTGGACCATGCAAATTGTCCACACAAATTAGCGCCAGCGCGAACGTAAAAGTGTTATCAAAAAAGAATCGAATCTGTGGATAACTTTTTGCCGGACAAAATGTTGCCAAAAAGCTATGTGGACAATGTGGACAATCGTAGAGGCCGTTTTAAATCGCTGCGCGTGCGAGAGCGTGCGCTCATCCGGACAATCTATTAGCAGTATGATAACATTTTTAAGTTCCTATAGTTCAACAGATTTTATTGTCCACATTGTCCACAAATAGCTAAAACCCGCACTGTCCCTCGAATGTGGCGTGGACAATCGCGCCGATTTTCATAGTCCACACTCTTGTCCACGCTGTCCACAAAAAAGCCGAAAAAAGTGTAAAATAATCCTTGACACTTTTCTTTTCTCTGCTATACTTTGTCTTGCAGCAAAACAATGTAGTGCAAATCAGCTGACTAATTTTTAAGCAAAGGGGTCGAAAATGTACGCACACATATACAAAGCGCCAAAGAAAACCTGGAAATTAATTATTTCCCGCAGCGCTGAAATTACCGCCGAGCACGTAGTGATTGAATATCAGGTAGAAAGCAAAACCGAAGCGAAGCGAATCGCCAAAGCGCACGGCGCCAAACCTTGGAATTACTAAACCAAACCGGCCGGCGCAAGCCGGCCATCATTAGGGAAAAACATCATGAAACAAACAATTTTCGAAATGTTATTAGGTCTTATCGCTTTTCTGTATTTGTGGGCATTTCTTTTTGTTTTGATGTCATTCTAAAAACTTGTTATAGGTGATCCGACCATGCAAAACCCTTTCAAACTGCAGTTAAAACGTGAAAGCCTGGAATACCGGCCGATTCTCGGCGAATCATCCGCCAAAACCGTTAAGGGTGAAAAAATCGGCTACTTAACGGCCATTTGCTACCTGGTACCTGATAAAAAGCTTTGCCCGTTCGCAATACAAGCGGGATGTTTTGACCCTTGCCTAAACTCGGCCGGACGTGGCGCTTTTAACAGTACACAAAAAGCGCGCGCGGCCAAAACCGCATTTTTCAAAGAAAATCAGCGCGCTTTCATGCTCTCGCTTTGCGCTGATATCTGGACGCATCAACGCCGAGCCGAAAAGCTCGGCTTGATACCGCTCGTTCGGCCGAACGGTACAAGCGATATCCCGTTCGAAAACATCCAAATCGACGGCCGGACGATTTTCCAAATCTTTGCGGACGTTCAATTCTACGATTACACCAAGCACCCGAGCCGAAACTTGGCCGGAAAAACGGCCGGTAACTATGATTTAACGTACTCATTCAGCGCGATAACGCCGAAACCAATCAGTATCAAGGGTCTGACGAATCCGGCCAATAAACGGACGGCCGTCGTATTCCAGCGCCAAGCCGATATTCCGGCCGAGTTTCGCGGATGGCCGGTAGTGGACGGTGACGATACAGATGTTCGACATATTGAGCCCGAGCGCGTGGTAGTAGCCTTGTATGCAAAAGGCAAGGCCAAGCGCGATACCGGCGGATTCGTTCAAATCAAGGGAAGGGATTACTAAAATGAAAAACTATTTTTGGTGCGACGGTTCCGGCCGCGTTGAATTCACAATCACGCAAGCGCAAATTGATAACGTATGCCATACCGGCGCGAATGATGCGGCCGTTGCGGCCGAATTAAAACCCGATATCGACCCGGCGCTTTTGAAAAGTATTTTGCGCGAATACGGCGCATGGGATGACGCCGAATTGTCGGATCACGCGGCTAACCTGGATCGGGTTTTCTGGCTCGCTTGCTGGGATTGTTTCGAGGATCCTGAAACTTATCTAGAGGGTTAATTATGAAAACAATTACCGCCAAATATGACGGCTTTTGCGCGGCCACTGGCGCGCGCATATTGCCCGGGGATGTCATCCAGTGGGAGCGCGGCCGCTCGGTGCTATTGGAGCGCAAAGCGGCCCGTATCGACACTATCACGCTAGTGGGTGAACACGGGCCGCGCGATTATTACCGCAACGCGCGCGGCCGCTGCATTGATGCGCCTTGTTGCGGATGTTGCACAATCTAAACTAATGGAGGGTAAACAATGGGTAAATTAAAAGATGCGCTTATCGGTGCTCAAGAAACGGCCGCGCTCAGTGGCGCGAATGAAGCATTACTTTGGCAAGCGCAAGCGGCCCTATCGGCCGCGCTCTATAACCTGGGCGAGCCTGACGAAGGCCTGGCAAGCGCCGAGCACGCGCTGCAGCTGCTGATGGGACCCGGTCATATCGACGGCCGAATATATCAAGCGGTTCGACAATCTAAACAATTTACAGGCGGTTCAATACGCTGGCGCCAGCGCCGAAACGGCCGCGCAATATGACCCAACGATCCCATTATGCGAGGTTTTCAATGATGACTAATACCGCTGCAGCGGCCGGTACCAGCGGCCGCCCCTATCCGCACTATTTGGAGCGCGTCGACGTGCTACTAGACGATACCTGGTGGTCTATTTGGGTCGATTATGAGCCCGCTGATGCCTCTGTAGGGCTACCGGCCACCGCTTGGCTAGTCCATGCGCATGTCGCCGAGCATTACGCCGATATCGCGGACTATTTGAGCGAATCGACGATCAAGCGCTTGGAAACGGAAGCGGCCGATTATCTGTCGGAGGGCCGCTAATGTTTGCGCTCTTAGGATTATTACTTGCGGCCGCACTTGCTATCGTGTTAGGTTTATAGCGCGTCACTCTCCAAGCGCGTTTCACCCTTTGACCCGCCCTCCGGCGGGTTTTTCTTTATTTGACTAAGCGAACAGCGGCCGGAACCGGTACCTGTTCGACCATGCGCCTAAGTTCTGATTTCGGCGTGTCGGCGAGCTCTGGCGCGCAGAATATGTGCTTTTTGGCGTCATACTCGCGTGACTTCAAGCGCCCCATGTCGACCCAGCCCGCCTCTTTGAGCGCGTGCAAGAGCGCCGCTTGCGGTATCTTCACCCCTGATGGCGCGCCATGCACAATACGCTCACAAAGCGCGTAGAAGGGCGAAGCAACTACGCCGGTTGAGAACTCACCCAAGCGCGCGCGCATCATGTCGACCAGATAAGACTCGGCAGTCGAGCGCCCCTGCTCGACCATGATCATTTTCGCCTCGGTCAACGGCGGCGCAGCGCCTGGATTAAATCGGCTCACGTCACGCTGATAGAGCCATCCTGCGGCCGTGGCCACGCCACCGGCGGCGTACCAGTCCCATATCGCCTGCGCGTCACGCTCGGCCATCCTCGGCGCGTCTGAGTACGTTACAAACCAGCGCCGATCGTCCGATGGCAACGACAGCGGCACGCGCTCATTAGAGAACGCTAGAACGAAAATGCGGTTCAGCGCCTGATATGGGTGCAGGCCCTTGCGGTTCACTTGCAGGAACTCGGGCGGCGCTGCAATGATGGGCTTTAGATGGTTCTCAAGCGCGCGTCGATCTTTCGCTTCCGCTTGGCGCAGCTCTTCGAATACCATCACTTCCGACTCGAGCGCGTAGCCCCACTGCGACATAATTTCTTCGTTACGCACAATCGACACGTTCGCGAGCGACTCGCCACCGATGCCCCATAGCAGCGGTTGCCACATAGTGTCTTTGCCCGACCCTGGGTTACCGATATGCAGCACCGCATGGTTAATCTTTTTGTTCGGGTTCTGCAGCTTGTAGGCCATCACGTTTAGCACATGCTCGCGCTCAGACACGTCCGGGATCATCCGCTCGACATGCTCGAGCCAGACGCGCGGGTTACCAGTAGCCGCCGCCGGTCGGTGATCAATCCAGCGGTTACCGTACACCTGCCCCTCGCGCGCCACCTGAACGCTCTCGCCTGCCGCGTAGGTGATCCCGGCCAACGTCAAGGCGCCCAGCTTCTGGCGGTTCTCATCAAAACAGACTGACGCTTCAATCCGGCGCTTGTAACGGCTCGGGTGAATCGAGAAACAGGTCACATGCCGGTAGAGCGCATTGAAGGTGCTGCGCGCGACTTCCCGGCGGTCGTGCAGGTCGAAGTACGCGGTCACATGCCGGTAGAGCGCATTGAAGGTGCTGCGCGCGACTTCCCGGCGGTCGTGCAGGTCGAAGTACGCATCCTCGGACTCGATATACGCGTAGCGGGTATACCAGTCGGCCTTTTCGACCCGGTCGCGCTGCTTTTTCTCAACATCGGCGATTATCTCGGCCGCGGTATCGGGAAATGCTTCGGTCGGTGTTAGTTGCGACAACGTGTGGCTCATCGTCTGCGCCAGCAGCTCGTCACGCAGCCCAGGCGCGTGCTTGGGGCCGCCATTGGCCGCGACCCAATCGAGGAACACGTTCGAGTCCAAGTCGATGCAGTGGCTGTGCAGGCAGCAGTAAGAACGCGTAGCAGGGCTATAGCGCCCTTCCGGGTTGCCATCGCTATGCTCGGCACTGTTCGGGCAGATGACGCCCGCCCATCCTGCAGGGTTCGGTAGCGACAACAGCAGCCCCTGCCCCGAGAGCCACGCCATCACGTCATCCGCCCCATCGTCCGACAAACGGATCGGACGCACACCAAGCGACTCGGCAGGCGCTGGCGTGACACCAAGCGCGTCGCAGATAGCCTCAAGGGTGTACTCGCGCTCGGGGTGGAACTCGACCAACTGCGCAGCGAACCGCTCGCGTCCGGGCTTTAGATTGATC